AATCTAATTCTAAAATAACAATTAAATATAATTTTTAAAATAATATTATAAAAAATGATTTATCCTCAATTATCTGGAGAACCTAATTTTGTATTAATTGGTGTAGCTGCTGTGTTTGGTTTAATAATAATAATTGTAATGTATTATATTATTACAAATAAAAATCAAAGAATGTCTAACACTTATAATACTCCTATTATTAAAAACAACAAAAATAATAATAATAATAATAATAATAATAATAATAATAATAATAATAATAATAATAATAATAATAATAATACTAATAATAATAATAATACTAATACAACACAACCTTTATCTAGAGATTCTAGTGGATATTATGCTGCTGTAGAGTCTGCTATTAATACAACAACACCATCTACACAAGTTAGTTCTGTAAAAGTAAGTAATCCAGATATTAACCAAGTTTTTAATATAAAAGAAAATATTTATACATTAGATGATGCTTCTGCTGTTTGTGGTGCGTTAGGTGCCGAGACAGCATCAATACAACAATTAATTAAAGCTCATAAAAATGGTGCTGACTGGTGTAATGTAGGTTGGACTAAAGATGGTTTAGCTGCTTACCCTATTCAATATTCAACATGGAAAACTTTACAAGATAATGAACCCAACAAACGCAATATTTGTGGTCGTCCAGGTATTAATTTAGCACGCAATGACCCTAATCTTTTATATGGTGTTAACTGCTATGGTGTTAAACCTGAACCCAAAGGTAATGAAATAGTAAAAGATGTTATCATTAGTGATAAACAACGTAAATTAGAACAAAAAATTGCTGAATTTCAAAGAAATATGAACGCAATTGGGGTCGCACCATTTAATACTGGTAAATGGAGTTTGTAAATCATATAATACTTATTTTAATATTATATGATTTACTATGATTTATTTTTTATATAATTTATTATATTTTGTTTTTATATTTTTACGTATTTTTGACTTATTTTGTGTTTTTTTTGTCTTGCTCTTAATATATGTTAAACCACAATTACATTTTTTTTTAGTAAATGTTAAATTACTCATTGTTATTAAATTTTTCATTTTTATCAAGTATTATATAGTATTATATATTACTTATATTTAATAATTATAAAATCTAAAAATAAAAAAGTATAAAAAATATAGAACTATTAAAAATAAATAATAAATTTTTTATTATAAAACTATTTAATTATACATCAATAATTTTATTTGTATCTTTTGTAATAATAATGTATTTTTTTATAAATTGATAAAAATAACTAAACATATTTTGATTATTTATATTTTCATTATTTTCATTAAACATATGAATTCCATTTTCTAAAGCATCATCTTTCATAGTATTATATAAATTTATAAATGGTGTCATATCACTATTGTCGTTATTCATTTTAAATAATATTTAAAAATAATTAACATAATTAATTTATATATCTATAATGATACTATTTTTAAACCGCATAATAATAAAAAAAATAATAAAAAAAATAATTATAATAAATTATAATAATTATTTTATTTATCATAACTATATTCTTTTTTATTACTTAATAAATACATTAAACTAATAAATTTACCTAATAATACACGCTCATTTGTTTTTAAAGAAAAATTATTATATCTAACCCATTTCATTAATAATTCAAATAATCTAACACAATAATCATAATGATAATAATTTTCATTAAGATTATAAGTTATCCATTTCATACAATATTTTTTATTATAAATATTTATATGACGTGGTTGAATACAAAAATTAGGATTATATAGAGCAGTATCTGTATTATCTATATTATTATTTATTTGTAAATTATATGTTTTTTCAATATTATGTTTATATCTATTTTGTTTATCTTCTTTTATTTTTTTTTTATAATTATACTCATCAATAAATTGTTGTTCTTTAGATTTAATATCTATATCATTTATTTTTTCTTTATTAAAAGGTGTATTTCTAATATTATTAGTATTATTATTAGTATTATTATTAGTATTATTAGTTTCTTGATTTTTAAATTTAGAACTGTATGACATTTTTATTTTTTTAATTTATAATTAATAATTAAATTTTTAAATAACTCATTTATAAATATTATAATATAAAATAGATTAAATAAATAAAAAAAAAACGGATATAAATCTTAAATAATTAATATTAAAATATATTAATTTTTTTATTAATTATTTTTTATTTTCAATCCTATTTTTTATAAAATTTTAAATCGTGCGAATTCACAAGATAATTTATGAACATCAATTTCATCAAAAGGAACTAATCCTTTACAACCTACACAAGGAATTTTACGTTTCAAACAATCTTTACGTAAATGGTTTAATGTTTCTTCTAATGTTTCACAAATATGTTCGCAACGATTACATTGTTTATTTAAAACACCATAACTATCTAAAAGAGTCCACATACAATCTTCAGCATATTCATTTTTTTTTCTAAGAATAAATCCATAAGTTTGATATAAATCTAAACCTTTATATCCATAACAACAACGAGATGGACATTGTGCCATATCACCTTCTTGTGAATTTAAATAGTCTCGCACACAAGTTAAACAAATTGGATTTTTGTTTGCTGCCGGACATTTTTCTAAATAAATAGGTCGTCCTCTAACCATTTTTTCTTTAATGTTATTCCAAGAAACCGGTAAAAAAGGTTCATTCAAACAAATAGGGCACATTGGTTTAGATAAAGACATTTTAAAATCAAATGTATTTTTAAATAAATGTAAATTCAATTAGCATAATAAATTTTAAAACTATAAAAATAAAAATCAATTTTATATAAAAAAAACAAAAAAATTACTAAAAATGAGTTTTTCTTAAAAACTTAGTTTTAGTTAAGTTTTTCTTAAAAACTTAGTTTGTAAAAGCCAGGCCAGCCATGCCGCTCATAACACGTAAAACATTATAGTTAGTAGCATAAATACGACATTTTGCTGTATCGGCACTCGCGTCATGTTTTACATAAGTGCTTGCTGTAATTGTTAATAATAACTGACCTATATCAATTCTTGAGAAATTACATGTTCCACTTGGTTGATGTTCCTCAGGTTTAAAAGCAAATGAATATACATTAATACCAATAGCAGGACAATTCTCGTGACATTCTTGAGGTATAACAGTGTTAAAATAACGCCCTTCTCTTTGTGATAAGCGATCATGACCATTTAATTGTATTTTTGCTAATGATGTTGGATTTTCACCAGAATCAAAAATAGGTAAATTAGAATTCCAAGCTCGTGATGATACATTAGATGTTGTTCCAAATAAATCATCAAAATTTAAAGCAGAAATATTTGTTCCTGCCTCACCAAATTTACCAGAAGTTGCTACACTTCCATTAGCCGTTCCACTTAAAGGCATACTTGAATACCAATTACCTACATTAAAAGCGGCAGTTCCAATGCCACCACCCAACGGGTCTTGTGGAGTTCCTGAAAAATAAGTATAATCAATAGCATCTGTAAAATTAAACCATTGCTTACCACCATAATCATTCATTGTTGTCGTATCTATTAAACTATCTTTTTGTATAGTCCATATAACTTCTTTTACAGGATGATTAAAGGCCATTTTCAATTGTTCTATTGAGCTATTTATAGGCATATCTCCATTAAATTGTAATTGTTCTATTAAATATTCATGACTTGCTTGGGCGAACCGACGTCTTTCATCTGTATCTAAATAAATATAATCTACCCATAAACTAACATCTGTTATATCTCCAGGTACTCTTGCTGTTCCAGAAGACCAATAACAATCTTCAACATTAGCTAATTGTAAATTTAATTTAACATCATGATATTGTAGGGCAATTAATGGTAAAGCAAGACCAACATTACGATTAAACCAAAATCGTAAAGGAACATATAGAGTAATTGCTTTGGTAGCATCTATAGAAGATTGAACTAATTTAGGAACATTTCCAACCATAGTAGAATAACCAGCTTGATGCCCTGATGTTTGTGTTAATTCATTCCAAATATGTAACCAATGACCATAATGTCTATCTATTTTTTGCCCTCCTATTTCTATTTCGGCTTGTTGAACTATAATATGACCTAACCAATTTAACCAGCGAAATTGGTCAGTGCTATTTGCAGCTACGCTTGGTAAAGTAATTGTAATATACATTCTGTGTAATAAATCACCATTGCGTGCGATTGTTGCTGAAACACTTTTACCCCAATTTGCGACACCATTAAATACTTGTTGTATTGGTTCTACTGAAAAATTTGTATGTCTTCTATAAACTACTTTAAAAAATGTTATTTGTGGATTTCCTGTTAAATATACATCTTGAGAACCATATGCAACTAATTGCATTAATCCTCCTCCCATTTTTTATTATTTATTATTCAAATAATTTATTTACAAATAATTTATTTAAATAAAATAGGTTCTAACTACTTTTTAAAAAGATATTATTTATACTTAATAAACTATATTATAATATTTTATATTTTTAATATTTAAAAAATATAATTTTTAAAAGTAAATAAAAAATTGATTTTTAATTATAAATTATGAGTTAATATACAAACTATATATTTTAAAGTATATTAATTATTTTAAATTAGTAATCGTATTAAAGTTTTTAAAACACTTTCATTAATAATGGAAATTTCTACTACACCTGAACCTAACGTTCAGAAAGAAAAGAAAGAAACAAAAGACCCTATTTATAGTAACAAAATTAGTTTAGAAGAATATAATAAACAAAAAGATGATTTTACACAAAAAGCTTTAAAAGAATTGAGCGAACAAATGAAAACATTTGAAAAACCTAAAGAGAATAAAGAAGAAAATAAAGTTAAAAGTAAATCAGAATTTAATATTATTAATACTAATAAAAAAATTAATACTAATATTATTAACGTAGATGATAATAATGATAATGATGATAATAATGATGATGATAATGATGATGATAATGATGGAAGCGAAAGTGATTACGACACTAATTTAGATAATACGAAACCTTCTAAATCATCTATTAATTTAATCGTTCAACACGTTGAAAATAAGCAAAAGAAGCGTAAAGTATCACATACACAATCTAAAACACAAGATACATCAATGAGTGATAGTATTTACGCTCAACACGAAGTTGATATGCAAACCATTCAATTGCTTAAAGATAAAATGAATGATTTGAAAATTGAAAATGCTGATTTAGATTCTAAAAAACATTATTTAACACTTGATTTAAATAATGCACAATGTGATGTTAATGATTTAAAAAAACAAGTTTCTTATTTAAAAGATAAATTAATTGCTCATAAAGAATTTATTAAACAAATGAAAAAATGTGATGATGATTTTGAGAAAATGTTAAAATTAGTAGGTATTTGTATTTTACTTTTCATTTCATTTTATATTAAATTTTTAATATTTTAAATATAATTTAAAATTTTAATTGACAAATAAAAAATAAATTAGATTAAAAAAATAAAACAAATATATTAAAATTAATTAATAAAAACATTTAAATATTTAATTTTTTTATATTTAATAATATATATATAATTAAATATATAAAAATAGAAAAATTAATATATGTATTATTAAATATATAAAAATAAAATAATTTATATATTTAATAAAGTAATAAACATAATAAAGTAATAAAAATAATAAAGTAATAAATATAATAAATTAATAAATTCAATTTATATAAATAAAAAATGAATTTAGAAGCCGATACTTGGGAAATTATAAGTTCATATTTTAGAGACACCGCAAATCCTTTAGTAAGACATC